CGAAGAAAAGGGTTGTACTCTTATATCTACTGAATACACACATAGTAAAACTAAATTGGATTACATATGTACAAATGGCCATGAACACTCGATAAGGTGGAACGATTTTACACAAGACCATGGGTGCCCTACTTGTGCAGGTTTAAATAAACCCACATTTGAAGAAGTAAAAAATAAATTTGATTCTGTCGGCTTTACTTTAATAACAAAAAAATACAGTAATAGTAATTCAAAATTACACTATATTTGCCCTAAAGGGCACAAGTACCATACAACATGGACAAACTTTTTAAAGCACCCTAAATGTTATATATGTTCAAGCACTAAAAAATATACCTATGAAGAAGTAGTAAACATATTTAAAGATAGATCTTGTGTACTATTGTCTGTAAAATATATAAACAGTAAAACAAAATTAGACTATATATGCGCTAAAGGCCACACACATAACATATGTTTAGGTTCTTTTATATCAGGTAAAGGTTGTCCTGAATGTAGGTCAAATAGTATGAAAGGTTATAAACATCCTAATTATAAGGGTGGAGTTACTAAAAATAATTTACCTATTTACAACACTTATTTTGATAGATTGAGTATATATTATACTGTAGAAAAGAAAATAGAAGATAATGTAGAGGTCGTAAGTGTAGGATGTAATAACTGTTTAAAAATGTTTGTACCTAAAAAAACTAATGTAGCAAATATATTAAGTATAGTTGAAGGAACTACAAGTGGTAATGCCTACTTTTATTGCTCTGACACATGTAAAAATTCTTGTTCAGTGTATGGTAGGCATAAACACCTAAAAGACGCTAAAATTTACAATTATAGTAGACCTGTACAGACGGTTTGGGCCAAATTAGTAAAAGAAAGAGACAACTTCACTTGCCAAATTTGCGGCAAAAAAGAAGATGTAATGACGGCACATCATACCGAACCAGTCTCCAGAAACCCGATAGAATCTGCAGACATTGACAACGGAATTACTTTATGTAAAACTTGCCATAAAAAGGTACATAAACTACCTGGTTGCGGCTATCATGAATTGAGGTGTAATAATGGCTAGACCAGTAGGAAGACCTAAAGCCCCACCAAAAGCTAGAGAATTACTTACCAAAGTAATACCTATAGCAGACATGTTTGACGAAGAAGAAGTAGTAATATACCACAATTTAATAGACATATATCTAAAAGATTTTGACGAGGATGACTTAACATCTTCAGATATTGATGATATAATGACTTTAGTTACCAATAAAATAATTGAGATACGTTTAATGAAAAACAGTAAAGGAGATGCTGATAGTCACTTAAATTATTCCAACTCTATGGAAAAACTTCGTAAGCAGAGTGATAAGATCAAAGACAACTTAGCTTCACGGCGTAAAGATAGACTAGACCCAAATGAATTTCGCGGTTTTAGTATAGTGGATCTGGCTGTATCTTTTGATGACGCTAAAAAACAAAAGCTTGAACAAAAAGCTAGAGATATGAAAGCTGCTCAGGAAGGATTACTAAAATCTTTAGATGAAAATAGCTGCAAGGATGATATAGAATAATGTCAAAACTCACAAAAAATATGGACATCGTTCTTCAACAGGGTCCAGACTTAATACAGTTTTACAGAGAGAATCCTTGTATAGCTGCCTACGAGTTACTAGGTGTAGATCTAGCCCCTGTACAGCGTGTAATGTTCGAGGCTATGTGGCATAAAGCTTATACACTAGCTATCTGTGGCAGGGGTACAGGGAAAAGCAGTAGTGTTAATGAACTAGCTAATTTCAGAGATAAAGGTCTAGTGTATTTAAATGAAGTATTACCTAGTATACCTGATTACCTAAAAGAAGGTGAGGATGAAGTAATAGACTACACTACAGGTATTTATACATCTGAAGGTTTTAAAAACACAAAAAAACTTTGCTTAGAGAAAGAGATAACTGGTAAGAGATTAGTTACTCAAAATGGCCTTATAAAGCGCGGAAGCAGTCACCACCCTCTACTGACCATAGATAGAGAAGGTAACTTTTTATATAAAGTTCTTACGGACTTCGAGGTTGGTGATAAATTATGTATCCAAAGGGGACAACATTCTTTTGGTAATAATAAAATATCAGAAAGTTCTAGTTACTTAGCGGGGCTACTTATAGGGGATGGTAGTTATAGTGGTACTAATCCAATTACTATAACATCAGAAGATGAGGGCATTATAGCCTTCTGTTCTAAGTACTGTGCACAACGTGGCCTATCTTATAGTATAAGAGTTGATAAGCGTACTAACTGTACTTATATTTTTAGGTTTTCTAACTCTTTTGACTATTTTTTTAAAGCTCATAGCATTCCTAGAGTACTTTCATACAGCAAAACTGTACCGTATAATATTAGAACTGCGGATAAGAATGCACAAGTAGCCTTTATACAAGGATATTTTGACACAGACGGTACTGCTAATGAGAATGGGGGAGGTGTGTCTTGCTGCTCTGTGTCTAAACAGTTACTAATTGAAATACAGATGATGTTATTAAATTTAGGGGTAATAACTAGGTTACGTGAAAAGAAAACTCAGTCTAAATTTGGTAGGGCTTACTTACTAGATATGTACTCAGAAGATGCTTACAAGTTTAAAGAGCTTATAGGTTTTAGGTTAAAAAGAAAACAAGATAAGTTAGACAAGCATTTTAATAATGTAGATACTAATACAAACAAAGATACTATACCTTATGTTTTAAATGTATGTAAAGCAGTGTCTAGTTATTATAATACTTTATTTACTACTAATAAAAAACCTAATCTTAATATAAAAATAGGTAATAAGAAAGAGCTTACCTATAAAGAGTTGCATAGATTCTTAGTAAATTATAATACTACATTAGCTAGTGACTACTCTACAAATGGTGTAGACAATGCTATAACTACCTTAAAAGAAATACTTAAATATAATTATTATTTTGACACCGTAGTAGCTGTAGAAGAGTGGCAAGGGGATTGCTACGACTTTGAAATGGATATGGGTTCAGACATAGAGCCTAACTATATGACTAACGGTTTTATCAATCATAACACTTTCTTATCAGGAGTACTAGCTGCACTACTATGTTTGTTATATCCTGGGTATAGAGTGGGTCTAATAGCCCCATCATTCAGGCAAAGTAAAATGATATTCGCAGAGGTAGAAAAACTCTACACAAAGTCAGCTATATTCAGAGAAGCCACAGAGAAGAGGCCTATACGTGGATCAGACACTTGCTATGTTAAGTTTAAAGCAGTAGCAGGGCATAATAACGCTTTCATAGAAGCCTTACCTATTGGTGCCGATGGAGCCAAGATACGTGGCTCACGTTTCTATTGTATTCTAGTGGATGAGTTTGCCCAAGTACCTCAGAAGATTATTGAGACAGTTCTTGCACCTATGAGCATTACAAAACTTGACCCTATGGTACAAGTACGTGAATTAGAACGTAGGAATAAGCTTATAGAGGCTGGCTTAGCAATAGACTCTGACTTCGAAGAAGACTCTACCAATAAGATGATTGGCACGTCTTCTGGTTATTACAAGTTTAATCACATGTACAAACGTATGCGCCAATACTGGAATCAGATAGAAGAAGGCTCTAAAGATCACGCAGTGTTCCAAATACCTTATACCCTTCTACCTGATGGTTTTTTAGATCCTAAGAACGTAGAAAACTCTAGACGAGTTATGTCAAGCCATGAGTTTAACATGGAGTACATGGCCGCTATGGTAAGCGACTCAGAGGGCTTCTTTAAGGCCTCACTGTTGGAAGCCTGTACGGTAGGTAGTAATTTCGATATAGAGCTCACAGGGGACAAGTCAGCCAACTATGTGATAGGAATAGATCCTAACCAGGGAGGTAAGGCTAAATGTGGTTTAGTAATAGTAAAATTAGGTAAGCCCAATAAGATAGTTCGTGTAATGGCCTTGGATGGTAAAACTACTCAAGATGTGACTGTAGCGTTGCAGGATTTATGTAACGTCTATACAGTAGTACGTGTTTATATGGATAGAGGTGGTGGTGGTAAAGCAGTGGCTGATTTATTGGAAGAAGGTTACAATGAATCTGTACCTATTATAAATAGACAAGATAAAGACAAAGTAAAATTAGAAGGTCGGCATATATTAGAACTAACTACTTTTAGTACAGCGTGGATTGCAGATGCTAACTTCGCAACCTTATCTCTATTTGAGGATACACACTTACTGTTCCCTTCTAAATTAGCAGCAACAACCTCAGAGTTGAAGCAAGATGCTTATGAGTTAATGGAGACACTTAAAAAACAGTGTCTTAATATTAACGTTACACAAACTGCTAGTGGGGCGCTACACTTTGACACACCTAAGAAAGGGCAGAATAAAGATATTTACTCCGCCCTAATTCTAGCCGGTTATGGTGTAAAAGCGTTAGAACATGAAATGGATGAAGAAGAAGAAAATATACTTTATGGTAGTAGTGGTTTAGTGCGAGGTAAAGATAGCGCTAGTTGGAGAGCTTCTCAAGGCGCAGCAGCCTCTTCAGTCACCAGCTCATTCGCTGTACTTAAGAAAAGTGATAGGCAATAATTAACTAACTATTATAAAATAAACATTAAGGTAGGTAAATATGAGTGATATATCAAATAAAATAACCGCAGAATTGCAGGAAAGATATCCTGATGTAGGTATAAAATCGGTAGAGATAGATGAGGCCAGTGGTACATCTACATTTCTTGTTGAGCCTACTAAGAAGTCTTTAGCCTTTTTAGACAACCCCCTAGTACCTCACGTGTATAGAGAAAAAGCTTCCACAGTTACACGTGATGCTATTAATCGTTCTTA